TGTATTGTTTCATATAATCCCAGGCAATTGATTTAGCTTGTTTGAATGTAGGTGCAATATAAGCAAACCTTGGTGCTTTGTTAGTAGAACGTAGTGCTGACATGAGTAGATGATTAATCATGCACACAGTCTTACCAAATCTTCTATGGCAGACTAATACCGACCAGCGATACTTCTTCATGTTGAAATGAAGTTCTATTTGTTTTTCTCTTGGGTAGTAAGGTATCTTATATTGTGTTGCTCCATTTTGTATGACAGTTTCTGTAATTGTAGTCATTAATGAATAGCCTTAGATTTTGAATCATTTATGATTGCATTCTCAATATTCAATAGCATCATTAACCATGAACTGAATATGGCTGAATGTTCTTTGTCTTCAAATCCTGTGAACTTAACTGTTATAGAGTTATCAGCGTTTATATATACAACTGCTTTTACATTAGCGTTGTAATAGTCTTCATCATCTTGGTGCATAATATTGTTCATATACTACTAATGGTATTTTACTAATATATAAAAAGGTTGGTCAGGCAAAGGAAAAAGGGGTGGGTTGTTTATGGGGATATGGTGGGTATGAGTTTGCGATTTTGTGTTACTGAGGGATTGTAGGCAAACTGACTATGTGGCTACAAGTATGTGGAAGGCTTTGTGGCTAAAGGTATCCTGATAAGTCCCATGTATATATAAAATAAAAATGCGGCGGCTTATTGGGGTATAGGGGGGGTATGCAATCTAAAATTGTGGCAACTTCTACAACCAATGCGATCTATAAAAAGTTTATTATGATAACTAATAACTTATCGGTATAAACTTAATTACAACCTACACGATACATACACAATAAACTGTTGCATTAATATCACAGTGTTGTATATCCGACACAATACACACATTGCAGCTGATCTGGTTGTATTAATAAATAGCAACTATTTAGCACATATAATTAATTGATCTTTAAATCTATTCACACAATTGCACGTTGTTAATTCTATTTATGTTCAATTGCTGATCTAGTTTAATTCCTAAAATACAATCTAAGGTTATTTCTCTTTTATATAATTTTCTCTTTTTGCCTTTCCCTTTTTAAATTGGCGTAAATACTAGCTACAAAAATAAATCGTTTTAAATTCAATATCTTAACATTAATTTAATATTTTTATTTATTTTTACTATTTACATATATTTATTAATAATATACCAATTCGGTTATAACAAATAACGAAAGGTAATAACATGAACGTACAACAACAAGAAAAAATCAAAGACAGAATTAAAGTTATTAAGTCTGTTCTTGACCAAAACAAAATGGATCTTAATCAAATGTCTGCTTTGCTTGGTGAACGTAACGAGCTGCAATATAAATTAAATAAAGCAAATATTAATTTTGTTCTTAAGGGTAAGAATAAATATTATTACGCTACACATTGCAGAATTTTCACTGATAATCTTTTAAAATATGGTTATGGTAGAAAAACACCTGAAGAGATTAAAAAATCAGGTATTTCTTTTAATGATCATTCAATAAATTTTGGTTACAGTACATATTGCGAGGATCTTAAAAGATTTGAAACTAAGACAGAGCTTCTTGGCTTTGTTATTGGTTACAATGCGGCAATGTCTAACTGTAAAGATAATTAACTATTGACCAAATTGGTTATTGATGATAGTATAATAACAAAACAAAACGAAAGGTAATGACATGAGTAAAATAAAAAAAGAATGTTACCAATATTTAGGTAACAGAGGCGTTTATCAGTCAATAAAAAGATGTGCTAAATATAATAACATGTGGTTTATTGTTTTTAGTGATTATCCTGATGACGTGGAAATTTCATTTATAACTTATTGTTATGAATGTTATGATGAAATTCCTACTAGTGTAATGAAATGGAACAAATCTTTTTATCAATCAATTAAAGATAAAATAGATTTAGAAAAAAAATTAAAGGAGGTTGCATAATGTTTGAGAGAGATGATTTAAAAGCATTAATTGCAACAGCTTTAATTATTCTTCTTGGCTATGCTTCAATACATTTATTAGTGTACCTAGATGAATACTTTAAACTAACTAACTACTAACGAAAGGGAAAACAATGACTGTAAATATAAAAACTTGGTACAAAACTGAGGGTTGGCTTTGTGATAATTGCCTATCTTCAAACATAACAAAACTACATCCAGAAGTTGAAGCGGATTTGTTTTGTCATGACTGCAAACAACAGGGTTATCAAGTAAGTGAATGGTTTATAAATAGAAATAAAAAAACAATAATGGAGGTAGCATAATGAAAATTAAAAAACTAATTGAAGAGTTAAAATCTTATGGGGAAGACACAGAATTAGACTTTGTTATCTATTCTGGGAACGAAGATACAGACGAAGACGATACGCCTATTGAATATATAGGCGAGATTGACACATCATTATTACATGATGCAAATCCTAGATTGACAATAGGCTTTGAAATAGAAAACAAAAAACAAAAGGTAGCGTAATGACATCAATACAACAATTGAAAGAGCATATAACTAGATTGAATGATGAAAAATTATTAAATCAATTTGATCTATATTCTGGCTTTGACTTGCAAGATACCAAAGAGATAATTTATTATAAAATTATACAATTTGAATTGCATAGAAGACAATTGCTTGAACATAAATTAAAAGAGGATGCTTACGAGGGTATATATTAAATGAAAAATAAATTTAAAATAGTTTTAAATACTGATGACGTTATACATAACAGAAAAATATTGTCTGTTAAATTACCTGTGTGGAAGAAGTTAATTTCATGCTCGGCTTACGAACAAACGCCAATTAGCAAAGTAATAGACAAGGCAATTACAAAATATATTGAGGATAATAATATTGATATTGAAACAGTATTTAAAAATAATGTTGAAGTTAAACAACAAAGAATGGATAGTTTAATTGACTATGATTTTAACGTTGTTGATCAAATAGAATACAAATAATTATTGTTCAATTATTTCTTTTTTATCTTCGTTTATTTTCTCATAACTTGAATACTTTTGTTCAAGTTCAGGTGAGTCCAACCATGATACGATAATTTGGTTGTTGGTAGTTTTATTTAAAGTTAAATCCTTTTTATCTGAATAAAGATCTGTTGATTTACTTGCAATCCAGGTAATAAACTTTGTCTTTTCTCGTATCCAAGATATTAAATTAGGATCTAAAGTATCAGAATTTATATCGGCTTGATATACGTCTAATAAATGATCAACGATATTTTGGATACCAATTTTTCTACAAGACTCAACTTTTGCTTTTAGTTCCTTGTTGTTTTCTTGATTCAAAAAGTCGTAAAACTTCTTTAAGCTGCAAGGTAATGTCCCTTCCCTCTTTATACTTGCTAGTGTTTTTCCTTCGGATAGCTGCTCTAATACTGTATTTAGAATGGTATCGTCCAAGGTTATCAACTCTTGGCTTGACTTTTGTTTCGTAGTAATTTCTGACATATTCAATAGGCTTATCTCTAAATTGTTTTAAACTTGCAAGGCTTTTAATCTTTTTCTCATCTGAATAACCTGGCTTGTTATAACCTCCTCTATTAGCTCTATCCCTGAAGCCATACCAATTACAATTTTGGCTACCATGGTATCTGCATTTAAAAATTTGAATACCATATTTATTAAATGAATTAGTTGGAAATCCTTTAGCCTTACAAGGTTTGCCAGATAGCTTTGAGATACCCATGCAATAGATCTTTTTAGATTTAAATCCAGCCATATCATTTCTTTGGCTTACCTTGCCAGTCTAAATTATTTCTTTTATTATAGGCAACCTTGGCTTTGTATGCTGCTGATCTCATCTTACCATTTTGCTTTAATGCTTGGCTTATTGATTGCTTTGCAACAGTTTCAGGCAACAGCTTTTTCTGACGCAACTCTTGCTGTCTATATTCCAACACCAACCTCATGTACCATTTATATGTTGGGTTATTTAATAGTCTGTTATGCTCGGCAAGTGGGATAGAGTGTAAGAATTTAGATAATGTATTAATCAATACATCTTTATCATTCTTATACCTATTTATAATATCATCCACTCTATTATCATTATCCATTTTATTATTAGAATTATTTTTATTAAGATATATATTAAAGTTATCTTTATTAATACCAGTCAGCCTGACTGCACTGATCAGTCCCACTGACGTATCACTCCGATCAGCCTGACTGCTCCCTACCATTAGAATAGGGTTAAGTTTATATAAATTAGTAGAAGAAAGACGCTTCTTTTTAAGCAATCCTAAAGATACCATTAATTTAATACGTCTATAAATTGTAGCCTTAGATAGTCCAAGTAGGCTGTGCATAAGTGAAAGCCTTGGGTAGCATTCGCCTGTCTTCTGGTTTGAGTACCGCAAAAGCACAACAAGTATCGCTAAGCAATCGGCTTTATTCCTCCCTGCCAAGCCTAAAAATATATCGTTTTTAAATAAACTTACAGGAACTCTGATGTGGCTAGTGTATTTACCCATTATTTTAAATGTTTGCAGTGTTTATTGTGCTGTAATTGCAACTGAAGCATAGTGTTATACCAAACCTCCTCAGGAATAGGGTTTAAATCGCTTTTAAAGGGGTATAGACGCTTAACTTTGAACTCTAGGCTACCCTGACTACCAATAGGTTTATAGTATAGCAAAAAACAGGGTATATCCAAGCCTTTGGCTATATATTCCACAACATTAGTGTATTTTTTATAGTTTTTACCTGTATCATAGACAGTTTCAACTATGGCTAGAGGTTGCCAACATCCTTTATTAATGCAAATACAAACCTGATCAACATCACAGAAACCAATCCCCTCGCACCTATTCCTATGCCACTCTGAATAGTAATCGCCAAAGCCACCTACAAAATAATTATATCTTGCCATTAATATTGTTTGTTATTTTATCTATAGCACTTCTCATTTTATTCATTTCAATTTTAGTTAATTGTTCAGGTAGATTATGATTATAATTCCAATCTTTATGATAAAGAATTTCAAATAGTTTATATAATTTTTCTAAAGAATCTCTGCTTAAAAAAAATATTCTTTGATCTTTAATGTTTTGAATTTTTAAATAGGAATCGTTTATATTAATAACAACATTAAATAGATCTAATGCTTTATCGTTTTTTTTTACTTTAAATGAATAATTATAATCTTTGTTATTATTAAATAATACATCAACAAAGAAATCTATAGTCATAGCATTAGTAAAAACATTATTAAATTTTGTTTGATTTAGTTTTTCTTGTTCTTGTTTTTTTTTAAATGCTTCCTGTTTTTTAACTTGTCTATTTTTATAATCAATAAAGTTTAAAACTATTTCCTGATTGTGAAAAAAATTATTAAAATATTTTTTGTCAGGTTTAATTAAATTAAGATTATCTATCTCTTGTTTTAATTTATCTGTAAGAAAAAACCATTCGCCTCTTCTTAAATAATTATAAAATTTATTTTGTAATTCTTTTTCATTTCCTTTTATATAACCAAGCAAATTTAATTTAAAAGGATTGCCAACTACAAAACTAGACATCCTATTTCTTAGAGCTTTTAAAGAATTAGTTTTGCCAATCTTTACATATTTAAGCTGATCTGAATTATCATCTACATTAGGATCACACTCAACAAAATAAACAAATTCATTCATTATCATTATCTCTAATAACCCAACTCATCATAGTTATCTTCGCTATGCTTATCCTTTTCCTTTTTCAGTTCCATTTGTAAGCATTGGATCTCTTCGTTGAGACGATCTATTTCTTTTTTAAGAATAAGAATTTTCTCGTCATACATTTCGCATACAATTTCTACTGTTAGTTCTTGATCAATCATACTCCGCACATCCCTTCACATTCGTTGTTAAATCCAAAATCTAAATTATTATCTTTGGTTGTTTTTTTAAATTCAACTTGGTCTAATGGAATACAAGATCTATGTAGATAAAGTTCATCTTTAATCTTTGTATTTCCTTTTCTAATAAATTTATCATACTCAACAGCTTGTTTAAATTCTTCTGGCTTTGTGTCTTTCATTTCTTGCCAAAAAGAATTGTCATGGTATGGACAACATATACAAGCCGACTTCTCAGGTAATAAATAATTGTTATCTTTCATCCACTTTAGACAATCATTTCTTGTCATCTTTAGATCTATCAAAGGATAATAATTAACTAAATATTTTTTATTAGATAATTTCATTCTAACAATTTCATCTAAAGATATTCCAAACCATTGCTCTACAAACTTATCCTTTGGAAAGTGCATACCTCTAGTTAATCCTACTAATTCTCTGATCTCCTTAGCAACAGGAATTATTTTATAATCATTAGTACATTGACGCATTAACATACCTTTCTTTCCTGTTTCCCTGTTCTTAGTAAAAAATGGAGCTGTTGGCATACGCTTATCTAACTGAATCCAATCTTTAATATCTTCTTTTATATTTCCATTATTAACTACATAAATTGGAAATGGTAATTGCTCTTTTAAATATTCTAAATATTTATAAACATACTCAGGTTCAAATCCTGTATCAGCAAAGATAGCACAATCCACTTTTGGCAGCACACCTTTAGCTGACATCAATGCCATAGTAGATGATTGCACACCAACACCTAAAGATATTACTGTTAAAACTTTTGATCGTTCCATTAGTTCTCTATTTTTTTAATTGATACGATACACCCACGAGGAATAACGACTGCATCCCCAACATCAAAGTCATCTGAGTTTTCGTTGATGCTGTATGTGGCAAATGTTTTTACCCAATCTTTATTCTCATCATAAAGATAACCAATGGTTGTGCATTTAGCTGGAATTAATTTATCAAATTCATCTAAACTACTCCATGCGTTATCGCATGATTGTATATCCAACCACTCCACAATTACTTTGTCATAGTTTATGTGTCGCATAATATGCCTCATAGAAATCATTAGGTTTGACCAATCCACCAGTTTTATTTGTTATTGCTTTCATAAATCTAGGGTGTGGTAATCGTTCTGATTTTAAATATCTAATCACAGACACAATAGGATTTTTACCTGTCAATCCTATGAGCTTGGCTAGATCTTTATTTGTTAGATTATTTTTTTCTTTGTACTCTTGCAGTGTCATTTCGTTCCTTTCCAAATGCGTCATACTTCTTACGATATGACATAATTAGTTTTTTTATTTGTTTATCAAATTTATTTTTCATTGTTTTTTACATGTTGAAGTTCATTATTAAGTTCAATGATATGCTCCATTAAATTAATAATTAAAAATAATCTTTCATCATTGTTAAGATTATTTATTCTTTTAAAGAAAGCCTTTTTGCTTTCAATATTTGATATTATTTTTTCTATATCTAAGTACATTTTTTATCCTTTCGTTAAGATTGCCACAATAACCATAATAGTTATCAACAGTCAATAGATATTTTCATTTGACAATAATATATTTATT